CGTACCGACATCATATGTAGCCAATACCCCCGCTGTTTTAATATCCCCATAGTAAATTATATACAATTCTAACTTGTACCAAATTACATACAAACGTGAGTAGTATGCCAATTATCGGTATTTCTCATTTGCTAATATACACAATTCAAAACGATAATTTATATTTATTTTTGACAAATTTTTGACAAATCATGTTTTATTGTTTACTTTGTCACATTATCAAAATAAAGCTAATACAGGCAAACAAAAAACGGGCTGAACAATATTATTTGTCCGCCCGTTCTTTGCATTACGAAAATAGAAAAAATTTACCTAAATCAACCAGTCAAAGGAGTTATGAAAAACCTAGATATATTATACTATGCCGTGTATCTTTTTGGCAACTATGTTAAACGATCTATTATTATAGTTAAGTCTAATATTTTAATATTTTTTAGACTATATTTTTTTATAGTCCAATATACATGAAAAAATTAGACAAAACAAATAAGCCATTTTTATTAATTATATGTGCTAATTCATTCTTTTTTTTATTTTATGACTGCTCCACCAACTGCAAGTAAAGCAAGTACGGCGTACATGTCCCGTTGCCGTTTGATAACCGCTTTTTTGTGTTGTTCTGCTTTAATTTGTTCGGTCAATGTCCTCAATGACTCCGCTTGCCTTTTTAAGCGATTGTCTGCTTGTGCTAATGATTCGTTCGCACTCTGCAATGTCCGCTTGGTCTTGGTCATTTCCGCTTTTGATACGTCCAGTTGTTTGTTTAGCTGTTGCAATTGCTTGCTCCGCTCTTGCTGTCGACTCTGTTGCCTGTTTAAGCTGTTCTCTAGCGTATTTAATGTCTTGTCTTGCTCCAGTATTGTCTGCCTTAATATCTGATATTGTTCGGCTGATAGAGTAATCGTCTTTTGTTCCTGTGCAAAAACAGAAGACGATAAGCATGCCAACGCCAACACAAACAATATAAGGATAGATTTTTTTACCAATTGTTCTGATTTTTTCATACATCATCTTTCCCCCTTTAACATCTGCAATGCCTCACTGCATTCCTCTTTAAAACGACGCTCCAACCCAACCCGAACGGATTCCGCCCGTATCCATGCTTTACTTACTTTGTAGATAGCTACAATCAAATCATAGTCGAACCGCTTATCATCGACATAGGTGACATTGGGATAGCCTGTATAGTCCTTGCCGTTGTACATGCATTTACACGCCTCTTGCCACATCTTGACACTTCGCCCCGTTCCGTATTGTACGGCTCTACTCCATATGACATCCCTCATTGCGTAACTATGTTTTTTGGCGTGAAACCCCGCCCGTTCAAGGCTGTTTGCTGCCGTATCATAATACCGCTCTTTAATGTATGCCCATTGTGCAGCTGAAAATTCTGGACGGTCAAGCCTTGCACACTCACGCCAACCGCTGTCTATATCAGTGCTATGCCGTATAGTCGTTCCAATCCATGGATAGTGCCTATCCGCCCAACGAATGAAGTCTTGTAAACTGCCCATTTTGCTTGATAGCTGATAGCAGCCGTAACTCTTACCACCTGGATCGCCTTTCCCCGAACTGATAAGTCCAGGATTGCCATTGCTTTCGTATTTTGCACTTAAATCTCCTAACATGTCTTAACTCCTTATCTAAAAACCGCCATAATACAACACACTACAATAACCACAAGTATTGCATTAAAATATTTATCCATCGTTTTCCCCCTTATTTAGTCTGCGGACAGTTTGAACCAGTTTGAACCAGTTTGAACCTTTTTGAACCAATACAATCCGCCCTCTTTATATAGTCGGCGGATTGCCGTCGTCGCTGTTGTATTTACTGTCGGTGTGATACTTCGCCCATGCCGTTGTTGCTAAAGCGGCGACACTACCCAGTCCCGTTCCAATAGCGGCAACCCCGCTCCAACAGCTTTCCAATTCAAAGGACATATGATATATAGCATTTGCCCAGTATCCTATTAACCATGATAAGAGTACTAGCATGAGAAACATTAGCATGCACGTTACCATGATAATAACCAGTGCAAGCCAATGACTCTCTGCCCATTGCCCGAACTGCTGTACTTTATCCCTCATGATTCAACTCCTTTTTTAGGTCGTCAATTCGTTTATGTGCTGAATTGGTACTGCTCTCAATCTTGGCAATGCGTACAGACAATTCCTGTCGCTTGTCGTCCATTTCTCGTATCTGTACTTTTAGTTCTTTCACTGCGTCCTGTAGTGACTGTATTGCCATGTATAAGGGATTGAGTACAGCGTATCGGAACACTACACCTAGTACGCCACTTACTACACATGCTGTGCTTATAATTTCAAAAATGTTCATACGCCACCTTCTTCCACATACCATTAACTATTTTGTATCTTTTTGTTTCATCGTAAATCCTGCAATCGCTCGGAATACCCGCCTCATTAATAAGGGAAGGGGGCATTTCCTTGCTGACAATCAGTGTTGCCAGGTTGAAACAACCACCGAATGAATTATCATGTATATATGTACACTTTGGAAGTAATACGGTCGTTAGACTATCACAACTGTCGAACGCATACTTATCTACAGCTGCACAATTTGGAAGTGATACGGTCGTTAAACTGCTACAAGACTTAAACGTATATTGCGCTACTCTTATACAAGCTAGGAATGATACGGTCGTCAGACTGCTACAA